CATTAATTCATTCTGGATTTTATCCTAAATTGATTAATGACTTCAATGTTTTTTATCAAGGATTTCAAATATATTCAACGTATACTAATTCAGATATCCAAGATGGATTTTCTTCAGGTGTCACTCTCAATTATGTTGATGGTGCAATTATAGATTATGGTGATGGTTTTGATACGAACAGTCCTAACAGAACTTTAAGAATAATTCCTTGGTCGGTTACCGTTAAGACATTAGATGATAAATTTAATTATGTTATACCATCTCAAGGTTCACCAATAAATCAAGTTAAATTTGAATGTTTTAGTAACGGACAAATAAAACAAGAAGTTTTAGGTAATCAATCAATGTATAACGGTTCAATTAGAACCTATTGGTCATCACCTCAGTATGGTTATTTTGATATTTCTAAAATAACAAAACCAAGTCCTGAACAATACTTAAAAAATATATTATTAACATCACAAATTCAGGAAAATTTCTCATTAAATGGTATTAATAGTTATTATGATGACATTAGTGAAATTTTTTCAGTTTTTGAAAAAGATGTTCTTGATAGATTTGAAAATGAATTTTTAAATTTCTCAAGGTCAGTGTATGATTATAAATCTAATATTGTTTCAGAAAATGATACAGATTCGGAATATTCTATGAAGAATTTTCAATTCTTTATGAGAGAAATGATGAAAGTACCATATAGTAGTGGTACAACCGGTACTCAAACAGTCGGAAACACTTCAGATGGTCAATTTATTCAAATAAATAAATTTTTGATAGATTTTTTAAAATATGATGTGGTATTCAAATACGGTAATCCGTCTAATTTTGATAAAAGATTGTTTTACACTTTTTCTAATTTACCAATAACTGAACCATATACTTGGGATTCTTATAAGGTATCAACACCAAATGCTTTACCTGTTAATGGAGGTTCTGTTTCTTTATCTCAATCTCAAACAAATTATCCTGATTCTTGGAAAGCTCTAAAGACGTATGTTGGTTTTTCTAATATACCTGATTTAATTTATAGTAATAATGGTTCATATATAACTGATTTCTTTATTGATTTAGATGTTGCTTTCAGTGTGTCAAATATTAAGAATTTTGCGCCTATTATTAAAATTTATGCAACACAAAAACTTAATCAAAATCAAACAAATGAGATTGTTCCTGAACAGGCCCCACCAAATATTTCTTCACCTGCTTCTCCTCCTCTTTCTGGTATTGAAGTGGCCGTTGTAAATTTACAAAATGGGGATAAAATTATTGTACAAAAAGAAAGTGCTTTTCCATATAATCCTAATTTTTATCCTATAGCTTATAATAGTACTGGTCAAGTTTTATATACAGGGGAAAAAGAAGCTCCTTTCCCACCAACTGTATGGAATAACTATTGTCAACAATTAATTAACAATACTATTATACTATTATACGGTTCATTATCTACCAATCCTACTGACCCACAATATATTGTAAACCAAGATATACATGCAACTAGTAATTACCCAACAATACCGAATCCTTTAAGTAATGAAGGTAAGAATTCATTTGCTGAAAACATGACTAACTATCTGTTACAATCAACTAATTTTCAAGATAAAATTACAAATAATTTATTTACAAGATTAAGATTAGATTTACCTAAAGTTACGATTAGTAATTATAAAACACTAAATTCAAAATTGGAAGGTGATTTAACTAAAAGAGATTTGTGGGAATCTTTTAAGGCAACAAATGATAAATGGATTTCAGGTAATGATTTTAAAAATAAAACGTTATTTGAAGATGTTTTATTTTTAGATAGAGCATCAAGAGATATTGGTAATAAAGTTATTATTGACATATACAAGTTGAAAGAAAGATTGAATAACATCAATCCTAAAACTAATATGTTAACATATGTTCAGTCAATTATAGAAGAAAACCACTTTGTGGTTATGAATGTTCCATCATATATGAATTTTTATAATGTTCAAGATGCCACCAAAAATCCTGTACCAAAAATGGAAGGTGTTGGAGATTTTGCTAATAGTCTTTTTGGTACGTTTATGAACGTTGATTATAGAAATTCGTCTTCAAAATTAGTATGTTTTTATGGTGGTAAACCAAGTGAACACTTAGCGGTAAATAACGTTGATTATAAATTTAATGATGATGGTTTTGACTTGAAAAAAGACAATCCTTTAATTGAAAATCAAGTTGATAAGAAAGACTGGGATAAATCAAATAGAGTTGTTGGTTTTAATATTGATATTGGAACTCAAAATCAACAAATTTTTCATGGGTTTTCACTGTCACAAGACGCTGGATTATCTACCGCTGAGAGTATTCAAATTCTTAATGATATGACCGCTCAGGCGGGTAATAGACAAGCAGCCACACAAAACATAAGTTTATATAATCTATATAAAACTAGAAGTTACAAGTGTACAATTAATATGATGGGTAACGCTATGATACAACCAACAATGTACTTTAATTTAAGGTATGTTCCTATGTTTAGTGGGCCTTATATGATTTTATCAGTTGACCATACAATATCTCAGGGTAGTTTTGAAACAATTTTGACAGGTATAAGACAAACAATTTATTCATTACCACAATTAGACGATTATTTACAAACATTGAAAGTTAATTTATTACAATCTATAGTTGAAACAACACTGACTCAAGAAAGACAAAATGCCACAACGGCCACGACCCAATCTTCAGGTAATATACTTAATGAAACCGCTCAAATTGGTTCAACAATTACTGAACAATATGCAACTCAAGTATCATCAGCAATAAACGAAGCTTGTAAGCCTGACGAAAAGTACTCATCATATACTCCAATTGAAGAACCTAAAAACACTAAACTAAATTATTTGGACGTATATGAAAATATTATTTTATTAACATCAAATCAAACTTTACAATATTTAATCTTCTCAACGTTTTATATTGCCTCAGGTAAAAATTACGCTTTTGATACTTATGAAAATAATTTTGGAGGTATTACTATTGACCAATATTGGGGACCGACTGGAGATGCTAATTTTAGTTCTGACAGAAAATTTTATTGTTCAGTAAATAACGCTCCTTATGCTAAATTCTCAACTATTGAAAAATCTATTCAATTTTTAATTTCTAGATGGTCAGGAAGAATTGGAACATTGACACCAACTGAGGAAAGTTTAGCAAAGTTTTGGGTACTTAACGCTAATACTAATGAAACAAGACCGGAAAATAATTGGACTAGTTTATCTCAAGAGGAAAAAAATATTGTAATTAATGATTTTAGAGAGGCAATTCAAATATTCCAAGCAATGGAATTACAATAATAATTTTTATTACATATCAGATATTTATTAAGAAAAAGTATATGACAACCAAACAAATTTTAGATAACTATTTAGGTAAAAACACTCGAATTACAGAAAGAGATTCTGGTAATGGGTATAAAGAAGTATGTGATTTAGACACAGGAGATTGTTTCACAGTTAGAATGAAAGATGGTCTAATCGAAAGATTTGATAATTCAGTACAAAAATCAAAAAAAATCCAAGTTGAAACAACTACAGGAATTAAACAACTATTAAATGGTTAAGAACATGAAAATTGATTTAAAAATTATAGAAGAATTACAGAGACATAACCAAATTAATAGTTATATCACTGAACAAGAAGTTGCATTACCACCAGCACCGGGTGGAGAACCTGGAGCTGAAGGGGCAATACCTCCACCACCTGCAGATGCTACGGCAGCTCCGGTACCACCTACCGCACCTGCACCTGCTGAAACCTCGGCACCTGTTAATGTTGAAACTGACCCTGATGTTGAAAAATTAGACAAAGAAGGTAAATCTGAGGAAAAGAAAGAAAATAGTAAAGAAATTGAAATCACTGATTTAGTTAAGTCTCAAAAAAATATTGAAGACAAACAAGAAGAGTATTTTGAAAATTTATTTCAGCATTTAACTGATTTAGAAACAAAACTTTCTAATATGGATAATATAGTTAATAAACTAAACGATTTAGAAAGTAAGATTGAAAAATATAGAACTAAAACTCCTGAAGAGAAATTAGAATTAAGAAGTATTGATTCAGGACCATTTAATCAAAAATTATCTCAATTCTTTGAAGATAAAGAAGAGGATATGGAAAAAACAGGTAAAAATGAATATGTTTTAACTCAAAAAGACATACAGGACTACTCACCAATTGATATTAAAAAAAGTTTTAGAGATTTTGGTGATGAAAACATGGGTGAATTTGTAGACGTAAGATAATTTAACGGTCTTCGGACCGTTTTTTATCTAACACATTTGACTATCGACTGGCTGACACTTATAATTAGTAAACAATTAAAACTTAAATAACATGGCGACAAACAATTCTCTAGATGCTGTTCTTGCACAGTATGAAAAAGCAAGTCAAGGTGGTTCTTCTAACACCTCAAAAATGTCTCAGGACGAAAGAATGAAAAAATACTTCGCAGCAATCCTTAAGGATAATGAGAAGCAAGGACAAAAAAGATTAAGAATCTTACCAACACCTGACGGTTCTTCACCTTTCAAAGAAGTATGGTACCACGAAGTACAAGTTGATGGAAAGTGGAATAAAATTTACGACCCAGGAAAAAATGACAACGAGCGTTCACCTTTAACAGAGGTTTACGAAGAACTTATGTCAACAGGTAAAGAGTCGGATAAAGAACTTGCAAAACAATATAAGCCAAGAAAATTTTATATTGTTAAAGTTATTGACCGAGACAACGAACAAGACGGTGTTAAATTCTGGCGTTTTAAACACAACTACAAAAACGAAGGAATTCTTGATAAGATTATTCCGATTTGGAGAGCTAAAGGTGATATTACTGACCCTGAAAAAGGAAGAGATATCATTTTAGAACTAACTAAAGCAAAAACTCCAAAAGGTGCGACATACACGGTTATCCAAACCATTATGTATGATGACCCAACACCTGTACATGAAGAAAAAACAATTTCTGATTCTTGGGTTAATGATGAGTTAACATGGTCTGATGTTTATTCTAAAAAACCTGTTGAATATTTGGAAGCGATTTCAAGAGGTGAAGTACCTCGTTGGGATTCAGATGCGGGTAAATATGTTTACGGAAATTCAGAAGAAGCGTTGATTTCTATGGGTGGTACTTATAAAGACCCACAAGTAGATGCGGAACCTGATGGTGACTTACCGTTCTAATTAATTGAACTTGGACATCGATTTGATAAGGTGTCCAAGTTCTTATTTTTTAACAAATTTTTAACTAACACATAGACATTTATGGCGATTAAGAAAAAAGAAATTGGATTAGATTCAATTAAATCCAAATTTTCATCAAAAACAAAATATAA